CGATCGTGTTATCGCTTGCGAGCCGGAAGGCAGTATGCTTATCCAACTTGCGATTGATAAATATCTGAAAGGTCGACTAAAGAATCGCGGTATAGACCTCCGCGATCAGACTCGAAACCAACGTTTGGCCAAACAAGGCAGTATTAGCGGTGATCTTGCTACTATTGACTTGAGTATGGCCTCAGATACACTATCCTATAACACAGTTTGCCTGTTGTTTCCAGACAAGTGGCTGTCGTTATTGAAGGCCTTACGGTCTTCTTCTGGTGTCGTGACATCTGATTTCAAAGTTGAATATGAGAAATTCTCCTCTATGGGGAATGGTTTCACATTCGTTTTGGAAACGTTAGTTTTCGCTGCTGCTTGTTATGCTGTTAAGCCCAAGGTCTTTTCCGTTTATGGAGATGATATAATTATCTCCGCGGATAAGGCCAAGGAATTGATAGCATTACTCGCCTTTCTTGGTTTCACTCCTAACGTTGATAAAACATTTATCTCAGGTCCCTTTCGGGAGTCCTGCGGTGAATATTATTTCAACGGGGTTTCCATTACTCCACGGTTTATCCGTGAACTGGATGGTCGCCGGGCAGTTCTATGTAACTTCGTTAATTCGATGTTAACTATAGCTCAGCCTTATGGGGAACTTTGGTCACTTTTACTCCGGGTTGTTTCGGAGTTTAAGCTTCCTCTGGTTCCGATTAGTGAAAATAGTATGTCGGGGATATGGGTTCATCCCACCTTGGCATACTCCAAGAAGCTCATCCGGACTAAGCTAAAGAAGTATAAATGGATACCGATGTATAAGGGATTCGTCCCTAAAGCACGCGGGTCCAGGAATACTGATTCACGTAGCCTCTTCCTTTGGCATTTGAATGCCTTGGGAAAGAGGACACGTGATTATTTAGTTTGTCCTAGAGGTAAAACTCTAGCCTTTGAAAGCGCTTCTACTCACGCGAAATGGTGGGTAAAAACGTTACAAAAGGACGGTGAGAGTAGTAGATACACCATGCCCAGTCACAAGTTCGTGCGGGAATGGATACACTGGGTTCCCCCAGTGGCGATGGTAGCACCTGAACACATTTATTTGTGGTCAGAAGATGT